ACTTCCGAGTCATCGCCACCGGTACGGGTTCGGCTGCGGCGGCTGCCCAGCTCGCCATCACGGACCTGTTCAAGCGCGAGAAAATCCGCTCGAAGTTCAACGGCCAGAAGCGATACGGCCTCATCCAGGGCGATCAGATCACGCACGTCACGGCCGACGAGACCAAGCCCGTCGGGTCGCGGCTGCGCGTCACGGCGCTGGACCCGGGGATGTACTTCCCTATCACCGACGATGAAGACGTGGACCGCGTCATCGGCTGCCACCTGGTCGAGCTGATCAGCACCGACGACGGAGACCGTATCCGGCGCCTCACATACCGGAAGACGGACAGCGGCGGGATCACTGTCGAAGAGGGCTTGTTCAAGACGGACAAGTGGGGAGGTCCCATGGACCAGCCCGAGACGGTCATCCGGCCGGAAACCCCGCTGCCGCCCCAAATCACGAGCCTTCCGGTGTACCACACGAAGAACACCGACACACCGGGGGACCCTTTCGGATCGTCCGAGGTTCGTGGGCTCGAGCGGCTGTTCGGCGCGCTGAACCAGACCATGAGCGACGAAGATCTCGCCCTCGCCCTGGTCGGCATTGGCATGTACGCTACCGATGCGTCACAGCCGATCGACCCCAAGACCAAGCAATTCGTGCCGTGGCAGCTCGGACCGGGGCGTGTGGTCCACCACGACGGAACGAAGTTCGATCGTATTCAGGGCGTCGGTGACCTGTCGGGTTCCTACGGCGCGCATTACGACCGGCTTTGGGAGTCCATCAAGCAATCTTCATCCACTCCTGACATCGCGGTCGGCACGGTGGATGTGCAGATTGCGCAGTCGGGTGTTGCGCTGGCGCTCCAGATGAGTCCGATGCTGTCCAAGGCCGGTGAGAAAAACGACCTGTTGCTGGACACCCAGAATCAGCTCTGGTACGACATCCTCACCATGTGGATGCCCGCCTACGAACAGACCACGTTCGAGGGCGTGACGCCGGAGTGCGTCGTCGGCAACGCTGTCCCGGTGGATCGTGAGGCGCGATTCGCAGAGCTGAACGACATGCTCGACCGGGGAGTTATCGACACCGAGTACTACCGGACCGAGGCCGCGAAGCTGGGTTACCAGTTCCCCGAGGGAATGGGTGCTCGAGCGAAGGCCGAGTACGACGGTCGCCAGGCCCAGGACTTCGGTACTCGACTCGACTCGGAGCTGGACGATGGCACAACCGAGTCCGAGTGAGTTTCAGCCGTATCGCAAGGTCCAGTCCGGAGCTGAGAAAGAACTCACTGCGATCCTCGAGGCTACCGCTCGGTCGATCCAGAAGCGCGTAGCCAAACTCCGGCCCGGTGTCGGTGGGCAAGTTCGCGCTGCTCAGCTTCGGCTGACGCTGTCTGCGATTCGCAAGCTTCAGCGCTCCATGTGGGTCGGGTCGGTGTCACCGGCCATCAAGGGCCAGATTGATGCCGCGTTGCAGGCCGGTGAGAGCGCCGTGGAGGCGTTAACACGGGTTGCGTACGGGGCACTGTCGGAACGGGCCGCTGAGGAGCTTGTGCGCGGGCTGAGGCTGGCTGCGGAATCGGGCTTGAAATCCGACGCGGCTCGGCGCAAGCGGGAGCTTAGCGAGCGGGTTTACAAGCTGGCCGCGCTCCACGAGGGCAAGGTCGAAGAAACGATCCGGACTGGACTCATCTCGAACCTGTCCGCAAAAGAGCTTGCCGAGGACGTGTACCAGTACGTTAGCCCGACGACCAAGGGCGGTGCTGCGTATGGCGCTATGCGCCTGGCGAGGACCGAGATCAACAACGCTTTCCATGAGCGTCAGATCGCGGGTGCCACACGGCCGGGTGTGCAGGCGGTTCAGTGGAATCTGTCTGGGTCACATAAGGTACCGGACTTGTGCAACGTCTATGCGGAGCACGAGCCCTTTGCACCGAACAAGGTACCGGAGAAGCCCCACCCCCAGTGCTTTTGTTTCCTCACGTACGTGACGATGCCTGACGAGGATTTCCGAGAAAAGCTGGCGTCTGGCGGATTTGACGACGAGATTGATCGTCGTACTCGTGAGAACTTGGCACGGATGGGCCAGCCGGTCGGCAGTGTCAAGGTTCCGGAAAAAGAGCCCACGGCGGTTCAGGCTTCGTTTATCACTACGCGCATCCGGGGTGGTGGCGGAGACAGCAAGTTCTTCGCTAAGGATGTGGCTCGCCGGTTCGAGATTAGCGAGGACGAAGCGGCTCAGCTCATCGCGTACGTGAAGGCAAAGGGTGTTCCGACGATCAAGGAGAACAAACCGGAGCCAACCAAGGCTCGGCCGTCCAAGGTCGTTCAGGGGATTTTCCCGGTAAAGGAAACCCCCTCCAAGACCGTCGAACCTGTCAAGGTGGATGGAGACGACCCGCTCAATCGTGTCAAGGGTGAGGGTCGGGACCGTGTCCAGCGGGTTCTGGATGAACAGCGCGGATATGTGCCTAACGCGATGCGTAAGTTCAATGGTATTCGAGTGCTATCGGCAACCGAGGCCAAGGATTATGAGCGTCGATTCGGCAAGGAAGCCCTCGGCGGGTACACCGTGGAAACTCGGGAGATCGGTATCCACCCCCAAGTGCTCACCAAGAAGTATGAGCGCGAGTTTGCGCGTGACTTGAAATCGGGGTTCTTCTCGAAGTGCGGTCACGACCACGGATCAGTAGAGTCCTTCGTAGCGCACGAATGTGGACATCACGTAGACAACATCATGCGACTGGCCAACCCCGTTGAAGTCCGCAAGGTGTGGAAGAGCGTGGCTGCCGCGCTGGGATTGACTGCCCCTTCGCTCACTGACAGGGTTTCGCTGGATCGCTGGGTATCCAAGAACCAGGCGGTAATTGCCAAGAAGGTGTCAGGCTACGGGTCCGAAAATGCCGCTGAATTGATGGCGGAGGTGTGGGCAGAATACACTACGAATAGCAGTCCCCGGGCGCATGTGAAGGTCATTGGAGACGCGTTGAAAGAACTCGCGGAAAAAACAGCCCGCTAGAATCGGGTACGATTCTCGAAATAGATCTACGAGGGAGAAACAAATGAGTCTGGGACTCACGAAGCCGGGGATGTCTGCGGCAACCCGCGTCTACCCCGCGAAGCACTCGCTGGCCGGGCAGGTGATCGAACCGCTCGGGTACCTGAAGGACGGCACGGCGGTGTGGCCCATGTTCGGCGCGGCTCCGGACGAGGACGACCCCGACGACCCCACCTTCACCGGTGGAGACGATGACGAGGACGACTCGGACGACGAAGACGACGAGGACGACACCCCGTCGAAGAAGTCCAAGAAGTCGACCAAGTCCAAGAAGGACGAGGACGACGATGAAGACGACGACGACGAGGACGAGAAGCCCACACGGCCGGAGCGTCAGGCGGCGCGCTACCGGACCAAGCTCCGCGAACAGGAGCGGCTGAATGCCGACCTGACCGCGCGGCTCAAGGCCATCGAGGACAAGGACAAGAAGCCCGACGAGGTCGTCAGCCGGGACCTGTCCGAGGCCCGGGACCAGGTCAGCAAGCTGACCCAGAAGACGCGGGAAATGACCGCTCAGCTCGCGTTCTTCCGGTCCAACACGATCGAGTGGGTGGACCCGTCCGACGCCTTCGCCCTGGCCGAGCGGGAGGGGCTCTTCGAGGACGTGGTTGACGAGGATGGTAACGTGGATTCGCGCGAACTCCGGCGCGGGCTCCGTGATCTCGCTCGCCGGAAGAAGCACCTCGTCAAGACCCAGGACGACCCGAAGGCCCGTGGCCGGAAGTCCAGCGACGACGACGAGGACGACGATGAGGAAGAGGACGATGAGCCGCGCTCTCGTCGGTCGGCCTCGTCCATGAACAGTACCCGGCGCGGCAAGCGGGGTTCCGAGACCACGTCTCGTGCCAAGCTCGCCAAGGACTTCCCCGTTCTGAACCGGATCTGAACCTCTCCCGAAGGTCTGTGGCCAAAAGGAAACGGCACTAACTCAATCAAGGCTACGTCCAGTAATGAAGGAAGGTGAAGATCATTTCCAGGTATGACAAGTACGACCCGAAGGCGGGCGGCTTCCGAGCCCCGGCCAACGCGGCGTGGAATGCGACCTCCGGTCCCTCGGGTGTCACTGACCTCGGTCGCGTCACGGGTGTCATGCTCAACGGCTCCGGTCGGCTCCTGCGCGCCACGTCGGCTCTCGCGTGCGTCGGAATCACCATCGCACACCGGGCCTTCAATGCCGGGGACATCATGGACGTGATGACCAACGGCGAAGTGGTCGAGCTCGACGCGCTC